TGCGTCTTCGTGACCTTCGCGGTGGCGTTCATGGTGTGTTCCCTTCGCGGTGTTCCCTGCTGACAAGGAAAAGACTACCTGGCCCGGTGTTGCATTGCAACCCCATGCCAGCAGTTACTTTCTGTGATGCCGTTGATATCACGATAAATCAGCATAAATCGGGCATCAGGTTGCAACCCAGGGGCGGCCGTCGTGGTGACCGGCCGCCCCTGGTACCGCTCGTCAGCGCTCGACAACGTCCTGTCCCAGGTCCCGGTGGATGACGCGGACCACCACGCTGGTCCGGTCGGCCAGCAGCCGTTCCGCCAGCAGCATGGCGAAGGACGGCGCGCGGTGGCGGCCACCGGCACAGCCGGACGCCACGACGACCTTCCCCGCGCTCGGGCCGGACGCACAGGCCGCGACTGCGGCAGCCGCCGCGTCGACCAGCGCCAGGATGCCGGGGGTGTCGCGGACGGTCGTGCGTACCAGCTCGTCGTTCGCCGTCATGTACCGCAGTTCGGTCGAGACGTGCGGGTCCCGGAAGTGGCGCCGCAGGTCGAAGGTCAGGTCCGCTTCCGGCGCCGCGTCGTGCAGGTACCCGAAGCTGATGATCTCGACAGCCGTCATGGTGTGGTTCCTTCCGCTGGTCGATGGGTGCAACACCAGCTTAGCAACCAGGGCCGAACGTGGGAAGTCCCGAGTTTCCCGCGAAACGCGGGAAGGCCGTTTCCGCAGGTCAGACGGTAGATGCAGCCAGAAAGTCCCGCGTTCCCGCGCTGGAACCGAAGACTTCCCATACATGTACATGGATGGTGGTCCCGTAACCCTTCGTGTACGCGCGCGCACATGGGGTTTGTACTGTCGTATGTACCACTACTCTATGGGAAGTCTTGGGACCTGGCGCGGGACCGCGGGAAGGATCGGCCACAAACAGGTTCTGACCTGCGGCTTTCCCCGTCCCGCGTTTCTCGGGAAACGCGGGACGTCCCGACTTACCCAGCGTCCCGCAGCGCTCGGGTCATGAACGGATCACCCCGGTACCCCGGATGGTTCACCGCTCGGGCGTAGACGATCCGGCCGCCGACTTCGAACCGCAGCCAGCCGCCGGGACGGCGCGGCCGGATCGGGTGGCGCCTGCTGCCGTTGTGGACCAGGATCGTGTGCGGGTTGGTACTGATGACCTTCACCGACTTGTCCACGACCGGGCCCACCTGGATGCCTTCGGGGATCGAGCCGTGGCCCGCCGCGTACAGCCGCGCCAGGTCGGCGACTCGTTCCGCCTTCCGCAGCAGCAGCCGTTCCCCTGGCCCGCCGACGGCCGACAGCAGCCGCTGAAGGCGTGACTGGTCGATCTGTACGGACGCACCCATGGCCCGGTCCTTCCTGCTGGGCGCCAGCGCGACGCTGTACGCCTTCCTACGGGCCTGCGGGGACCGGCGGCGCCAGTCCGTCCAGAGCCACGGTCACAGTCGTTTGTACGCCCACACAGCCGCCTTGTGGGCCCAGGACCGTGGACTGGCCCAGTGAGTACCGCCGACCCTTCCGACGCTGCGTGTCCGTGCTCGGGAAGCAGCAGGTGACTGCCTGCGTGATGGCCAGCAGGTCCACATGAGTCTGCAAGGCCGTGGCCGCCAGGTCGGCCATCTCGGGCGGGCAGCCGTCCTGAGTCGGTCCCGGTGCGCAGCGCCACAGCGTGATGGCCAGGTCAATCACAGTGACCGCACCCGGTCCGCAGTTGGTGTCTTCCAGGCGCACGGCTTGCAGGTTGGTGTACCTGGGCAGCTCAGCCACGTACGTGCGCACGACGTTGACCGTCAGCTGTCCTGGGTACTGGCCGTCCGGCAGAGCGCCACAGCCTTCACCGCAGTTGTCGGCGGCCGGTGCGCCCGGAACCACGCCCGTACGGCACGGGCAGCCCGCCAGGCCGGGCACTTCCGAAGGAAGGCGTGCCAGGGCTTCGCAGACGCACGCGAGCAGGGAAGAGGCTGCGGCATCCACAGCCAGCAGGTTGAACGCCATCAGGTCACCGCCAAATCTCGGGCAGCTGGCGCCCGCGTGTACCGGCATCGGGCGACAGCACCCGAAGCGTGGACCCCAGGCCGTAAGGGTTCTCGCCCCGGATGAACCAGTCCACCAGGTCGATGCCGGTCCGGCCGTCGGTGAAGACCTGCTGCGGGTCCGCGAATTCCAGGTCTACGCCCTGGCGCGACAGCCGCTGAAGGTTCTGCCGCGCGTCGGCGCCGCAGCCGCAGCCGCCACCACAGCCCCGGATGAAGTGCGCGGTCAGCTGGGTCACGGCCGCGTGCGCCATGTTGGACAGACTCAGGCCGGTGCGGTACGTGACGCTGAAGGTGTTGTCCAGCCCAGGGTTCTTCGTCAAGTCCTGGCAGGACGGCCAGCAGTCGTTCTCACCGGTCGCGGTGTTCGTCATCCGACGCAGCCGGACGCCGTCGATCGTCCGGTACTCGGTGGCCGCCAGGATGTCCCCGTTGATGTCCACCTGGACGATGTCGAAGATCGGCCCCGGCAGGATGATGTCACACAGCTCGGGCCCACAGTGGCAGTTGTGCGAGCAGCCGCACAGGACCGCGTTCCGCATGTCGCCGTTCACCATGTACGGCACGAAGCCGCCGGTGAACTGGTAACCGCTTCCCAGGAACTGGCCCTGGTTGAAGTACCGGCCGTACGAGTCGGCGCAGCTCTTCCGGCAGGGCCGGACGATGACCGGGCAGCCGGGGCCCAGCCGCCGACCGGTGGCCTTCCAAAGGAACTCGGACGCGGCGCGCTGCCAGAAGTCGATGGTGGCCTGTGGCGTGTCGGCGGGGATGTCCCAGCACGCATTGTCGGTGTCCAGGTCCCATACCTGGCACATCTGGCTGTCGAGTGCGGCCATGTCGGTGTCCTTCCCGGTAGTCGGCGGGTGGCGGTGCGGCGACGGCCGCCGTCGTGGGAAGACGGCGGCCGTCGCCAGGGGAAGCCGGACCGATCAGGGCGCCAGCGGGGGAACCGTGACGTAGTCGCACGACACGGCGGGCGGCGCGATGGTCGTGATCTGCATCCGGCGGTGGCAGGTCGGGCCCAGCGGGGTCAGCATCGGTCCGGCCGTGTTCAGGGCATCCTGCGCCACGACGTTGTACGGACCCTCACCCCAGGCGCCACCGGCGCGGCTCGACCCGACGAGCTGGAACGTCACCTGCTCGGACCCGATTTCCAGGTCCGAGATGTACCCGTTGGTCACCCAGGGAATCAGGGTGTACAGGTACCGCTGGTTCCCGGTGGTCGAGCAGACGGGCGCGATCAGCTCGGACCACAGCTCGATGGCGAAGCCACGGTCACACTGGATGTTGCACGAGTCGTTGCCGACGGGGTCACCGGCGAAGTCCAGTACGACGGGGTTGCCGGTCAGGACGTCGGTCAGCTCGGGGCTGACCTGGAAGAAGTTGAATTCCAGGTCATACCCCAGCAGGGTCGGGCAGCCGCGCTTCACGCCGCACAGGTTGCCGTTCGCGGCGCGGTACAGGATGTCATCCTGCTCGTCCACGTTGGGGTTCATCGCCAGCGACGCGATGCACTCGGACACGAACGCGTTCGCCCCCGCGATGGGGGTACCGCACTGGTCCAGCTTCGTCACGCGGACCACGTCCGCGTTTGCGATCAGATCACAGCTCACGATGGCTGCCTTCCGGGTCATCCGCCGGGCCTATCGCCACCGTCGCTGTGCAGCCAGTCTATCGCCACCGGGACGGCAGGGCTTGACGACCGGGCACCAGATACTGCATCATGGTGTCAACGCACCAGCACGAACTACCGGAACCCTGGAAGGGGAACGATGGACAAGATGGACCGCAACACGAAGACGCTGGGTGTCGCGCTCGTCGCGACGGCTACGCTGGCCTTCGGCGCCATCGGCTGTTCCGCCGTGGACGACGACCGCGACCGCTGCTCGACCAGCACCGTGTACGTGCCGATGTTCTTCAGCACCGTGGACCGGCACTTCCACTACGGCAGCCCGACCGGGAAGACGGTCCCCCACTACAAACTGCCGAAGTCGGCGCGCAAGACCCCCGGTTACAAGCCGGTGCCCGGCACGTCGAAGCCGCCCGTGAACAAGGCGCCGAAGACGGACACGAAGAACCCGTCCACCGGGTCGAAGCCGAACATGAACAAGCCCGCACCGGCACCGCGTCCGGCGCCCGCACCGGCGCCGCGCACCGGTCGGCGGTAACCGCCATGGGCATGTTCACGAAGGCCGTGAAGCGCGAAGCGAAGAAAGCCGTGAAGCGGAAGGTCACGAAGGCGAAGAAACGCGTGGTGAAAAAGGCTTCGGCCCGCTTCGCGAAGCGCGGCCTGGTGAAGTCGCCCCCGAAGAAACGCGCCGCGAAGAAGACGGCGGCCAAACGGCCGACGGCGAAGCGGAAGGCGCCCGCGAAGAAGAAGTCCAGCTGGTGGTAACCCCGC